ATTTAATCAGAGAGCAGTGCTGCGTACTTGTTAAACTTAGATGCTTTAATGAATGCTGCCTCTGATTTCTCAGTATAGTATGCGTATTCAGTATTGTCCTCGCCAGCCATCTCAGCCCGTCTTGCATACATGTAAGCTTTGTCTTTTTCCAGTACTGCTTCTTTTTCCAATATTGCTTTTCTTCCGGCGTCTGTGTTCATTATATATACCATTTGTTTCTCCTTATATTTCCTCTATTTCGGATCTGTATGTTTTAAAACCGAAACAAGCATTTCTTTAAGTTCTATTTCCTGGATAGAACTTAACTGCTTCAGGTAATCTTGCACCTTATCTACAAGTTCGATACGTTCGATATTATGTATCTCGATTAGCTGTGCCATCTGTTTTATTTTATCGCTCATTTGTCCCCCTGCTTATGCCCTTTGTCTTCGTTAGTTTTCACTTCCACCCTTGTTTTAGTTGTTTGCGTTACTCCTCTACGTTACTCCTCTACGTTAACAATGGTAGCATTGTCAAGTATTAATTTTAATTAAATGCATTTAATTATTTGCCAAGAATACGGTCAAACGACCCCGATAACCGCAACTCCCGCAGAAGCGTCCGCAACTTGCTATAGTACTAAACCATTGATATTACAAAAGAATCTGGCGATAACCGCAGAAAAGCGGAAAAGCAAGGGTTCTGTTTTTAAATCGGATTCTGTATATTTTTTCTATATATATATATATATATATATCTTATATGTAAGGGGAGGGTACTGTTGCGGTGTTGCTTTTTTAAATCAATCTCCCCCCGAAAGTCTGCTGTTTTGCTGCGATTTTATGAAAGTGTAGTAATATCAGCACCTTACGGTCTGTAATCTCTGCGGTAAAGGGGTGCGGTTGGCTGCGGGGGTCTGCGGTAGTGTGCCATTAGACATGATTAAGAGTATCTTCTTTAATAAGGTTGACTAAGCGGTTATAATATAGTAGTATTATAAATAAACAGCATACATATAAAAGGAAAACAACAACATGGGACTAATAAAAGTAGATGACGAAGCAGCAAAACTCTGGGACGACACGACTGTCCGTACGACAATATTTACAGATCAGGATACGCTTACAGGGCTAAGACATATGGCCCGGGACGTTGGTAACGTTAATGTGGGTGCGCTTGTAACTGTCATAACAAGATTCGTGATGTCGATTGAAAAACTATCGCTTAATGAGGATGCAATCAATCAAATAAATTATTCGTGGGATAAATTTATGGTAGACGTAAAACGTCCAGAAAAACGCGGGCGCCGCAAGGACGTTAAAAATTAAAACCAAAGTAGGAAAACGTAGTCTGTTTGAAGAACAGATAGCGAAACAACTGGTACTCAATAATATAAAATTTGAGTATGAAGATAGAACCAGGGTTATACTTTATGTGGTGCCGGAGTCTTCACACAAATATCTACCAGATTTTATATTATCGAATGGTATATATATTGAAGCTAAGGGGTTGTTTAACAGAGCTGATCGGCAAAAACATATACTTATTAGAAAGCAATATCCAGAGATCGATTTGCGATTCGTATTTCAAAACATGAAAAATAAAATAAGTAAGCAGTCGAAGACAACATATGCTGACTGGTGCGTTAAAAATGGTTTTAAGTTCGCGAACCAAAGAATACCTGTTGCTTGGATTCAGGAAAACCATACTTATAATAGGAGCAATTTATGATGATTACGAAACGGATTATGAAACGGCTTTCTAATTTAGAGACAGAGAAGTTTACTCCCGTCCTTTGGCGACTAAAACAGACGCTTAGATATGAAATGACAAGAACTTTTGTTTCGGAAACTAACTTAGGAATTACGTGGACTAAACAGACAAATGGTAAATGGGAAGCTTCTGAAACTACTAATCTTACTGTGCCAGAAGGGTTTATAACAGACGGCGTTAGCAGCCCAAGGTCTCTTGCTTGGGTTTGTTCTCCTATGGGAGGGAGATACGCAGAGGCTGCTGTTCTTCATGATTATCTATATTCACCTATGTGCGAGCGGTCGCTTTCTAGAAAACAGTGTGATAAATATTTTTACGGTGCGATGCTGGCTGACGGAGTTGGCTCAGTAAAAGCATGGGCAATGTATCTTTCGGTACGTTTTTTTGGAGGGAAGTTTTTTAAACGTTCGTTATATGGGAAATAATAAATGTTAAAAATTAAAGAGTTACTTACAAACTTTGATCCTGGTATGTCAAACTATCAGAAAGATAACTTCGTTACGCTAAAGAATGGGGTTACGACTTATGGTAAGTATAAACAGGCACTTAGAGAATTGTACGGGCGCGTAGAATCAGTTGAACAGATGATTTTTGCTATGAAGAAACAAAAACTGGTAGTTAAAAAAGCGCGTTGGTATAGCGATTATTCACAATGGCTTCCTTTGCCAAAGGGAATGGAAGAAGTGGATAGCGACCATTATAAAGTGAGCGACCATTATAAAGTGAGCGAGTATATTAATAATAGGATTGATATGCACGAACTAAAATTCGAAGAGGCTCAGTTTTATTATGATAAGATGAAACTTCGGGTGCCGGTACAGATAGAAGACTTACTTCGATTCTATTCCCAGGCAATAGTTCTGCACGATATGATTCTTACTGACTATACCTGCTCTTTAATCTCTAAAGAGCTACAAGAGAAGCTTGAGAAGAAAGAGTGGTATATCAGAGCAAAGCTTTTGGCAACTACTGATATAGAATATAACAAGATGATTACACCTGCCACCATAGAACAGATTGAGAGCTTGGATAGATCTTCTTGTAAGGAGATCTATGATTTTTTGGTGGATAGTCGATCATCTTGTAACGAAGTTAGTTTAAGTTTAAAATGGAAATCTGACTACCACGATTATAATGATCTGATATTCAAAGGATTTGACACTAAAGTTGAAGCCGTGTTATGTAAACTTTCAGATATTAAAACGATAGAAGACTTAAAACAAATAGGTTTTACGACAGATAATGGCTTACGATTGGAATAAAAACGAATTAAGTGATGAAGTAGAGATAGAAATATATGAGATGCTAAGTATGGGGCTTCCGTTGAAGGACGTCTTGATTTTAAACGGGTGCTCTATGATTGAATTTAATGAGCGTCAGGTCAAGAACCCTGTATTTAAACGTCATATAGAGAAGGCTGAGAGCCAGTTTCACTGGAATCTATGGCGTGAGTTCGTGTCGTATTCTAAAGAAAATCCAGGGAAAGCAATGGAACTGTTACGGATTAAGTTTCCGGATGTATATATTGCTGTGTCTTCTAAAGGAACGGTATCATCTGCTGAGGACTTTCTATCAATTGTAGCTGCGAGAGCAGAAGAAAAGGGAATTATCTTATAAATGTTATCAGGGATGCGTGTTTCATTTGTGAATAAAAAGGATAATATTAATATAGTTGTCTACTTGTTATCTCAGGGCGTTGATTTGTATCATGCAATTGATATTGTAGGTTGGGATGCAGAATACTATAGCAATTTACTAAAGACTAACTCAAAGTTTAAACTTAGTGTGTTTGTCCAGTTGTTACGGCGTGATTACACTCTAAAGAGAGTTTGTGCCGGTATTGGTATGACGATGTCTACTTTTTATGACTGGGTTAAAGGAGATGATGACGTTAGATATCATATAATCAACGAGCAGGATAAGCTAATTCAAAAGTTTAGAGATGGCGAGTACGAACCAAAATACTATAGAGATTACACAAAGAATAAAAAAGCTGACGAGGAAGCTGCAGCTTTGAAATCTGAGGCAGCATTAACGTAGCAGAGGACATAGTAGACTATGTTCTGAGGTGGAGAAAGGATATATCTCTGTTCGCAGAAGAGTTTTTACAGATAACACCGACGCCTCAGCAGTCAGAATTTTTTAAATTTGTAGTTAGCTACCAGAGGATTGCGTGTAAGTCCGGACACGGCACTGGGAAGTCTACCGGCTTGGCGGTAGTCATCTGGTGGTTTCTTATTTGTTTTCCTCGCGCTCAGTGTCCTTGTACGGCGCCATCAGCCGAACAGCTAAAGAACGTACTTTGGGATCGGTTAAGGGCTATCTGGACAAATCTTCCTCCTGAGATTAAAGACCAGTGGGTCATCACCTCCGCTAAAGTGGAGAACGTGATAACAAAGAACTCGTTCGCAATCGCACGTACCGCTCGTGTTGAGAACCCTGATGCTTTGCAGGGGTTTCACAGTGATAATCTGCTGATATGTGCTGATGAGGCTTCCGGTATATCAGATCAAATCTTCATGCCTATTATGGGCGCCCTTACGGGTGAGCACAACAAGATCATATTGATCGGAAACCCTACTCGCGTGACAGGGTTTTTCGCTGAATGCTTCGCACAAGACTCAGGCTGGGCTCAGATGACGCTTAACGCTGAGGAGTCTAAGCTTGTAACTAAATATCAGATCAACTATTGGAAAGACAAGTACGGTGTATCGAGCGATGAGTATCGTATACGGGTACTTGGAGACTTTCCTATGTCAGACTCTTCCGCTCTGTTCAGTCTGGAAGATATAGACTATGCAATGGACTCATCTATCACCCCGGACGATCCGGTAGTGTGGGGTGTTGACGTTGGTGGGTTTGGCGGGGATGCTTCTGTAATCGCTAAGAGGTTCGGCAACTGTATCACTGAGATTAAGGAGACGTTCAACCGCAGAAGCACTGAGGTTGCCTACTGGGTAGCGAAAGAATATAAGAAGACTACCGAGAAAGAGCGCCCGTTGATCATATTTGTTGACGTGATTGGTATTGGAGACGGGGTGTTCTCCAGACTGCGGGAGATTGGTCTCCCAGTACGAGAGGTTATCAGTCATGCGAACGCATTCGAGCCTGCAAAATACGTCAACGTTCGTACTGAGATGTTTATGAGGCTGAAGGATGCTGTAGAAAGCCGATTGCTTAAGCTTCCTAGAGATGGTAAGCTTCGCAAACAGTTAATGACGATTGGTTATATTTACGATAACAAAGGGAGATATCAACTATTGTCTAAGCACAAGAAGGTAATAGGGTCTGACCGAGTGTTCGGAGGTAAGAGCCCTGATATTGCTGATGCAATCGCATTCACATTCGTAGAAGATATTTACTGTTACGACCCAGGCAACATCTACGGCCGTCATCATTTAAGGCAGGACAACTACCTAACCCCTAATCCATTTGATAATATATATGAGCTATAACCCAAGTAATAATAAAGACGACTCGACCGGCCGCGAGAAGATGAAGAAGGTAGCGCGGCAACTGAACGAAGTGGTCGCTAAGCTTCAGGCATATAGACGACCTTACGAAGCAACCTGGCAGTTAATATGCGACTATATATACCCTTCGATGGGTACGTTCACGACTAAGAGAACACCAGGTGAGATGGCCACGGGCAGTAAGGTTGATTCATACCCTACGCACGCTTGTGATATGCTGGCCAGTTGGCTTCAAACTATCCTGACGAACTCAGCTACTAACTGGTTTTTGCTGAAGATGTACGGGGACGACAGCAACAAAAACTATGAAACAGAGGAATGGTTGGATAAGACAGACCAGGTCTTTAGGACAATGATCAATGACAGCAACTTGGACGTTGGTTTGTTCGATGCTTACCGGACTGTTGCGGCTCTTGGTACTGCATGCTTATACTGTTCTGCAAAGAAAGACTCTCCCCTATCGTACCAGACAATTCATTTGAACGAGATATTCTTAAGAAACACATATGACAGCGTGATTGACTCTGTCTTTAGGATTTACACTGTTACTAAGCGTGAAGCTGCTAACTTCTTTGGGATAGACAAGCTGTCCCGGGGGGTTAAGATGGATCTTAAAGGGCATAGAAAGGATACTGCCGAGGAAGAGATCACTCTTGTTCACGCGGTAGTGCCTATCTCTGAGTTTAAAGACTTACCAAACGTCAACCCTAAGCATAAATACCGTTCTATTTATATGGAAAAAGATACTGAACACATTATAGATGTAGGGGGGTTCTTCGAACTGCCGTACATCGTGTTCCGATGGAGCGTTGAGCCTGGTCGAGTGTACGGTGTTGGTCCTGGATGGACCGCATTGGCTGATATTAAGATGCTGAACCGTATGAAGGCCACTCTAATACGCGCAGCAGAGAAAGCTGCTGATCCTCCCTATGGCGTCCCGGAAGGAAAGTTCTCAGGGGTAATAAAGATGAACCCAGGCGGGATTCTTTTTATGAGGAAGGGATCTGATGCTTTGGAACCGTTGTTCCAGTCTTCTAACCTTTCGGTATCTCATGACATGGTGGAAGCACAAAAGTCTCAGATAGGCGAGATATTCTTCCAGGATCAGTTGAGGATGCTAAACAAAAGTCAGATGACGGCTACTGAGGTGTTAGAGCGGTCAGAAGAGAAGATGAGGCTGTTATCGCCTATACGGGGACGGTTTGAGATAGAACTGCTGCAACCTCTAGTTGAAAGGTCATTTCATTTATTAAATAGAAAGGGGTACCTCCCTAAACCTCCCCCGAATGCGACCCAGAACGGGTTAACGATTGATTACCAATCGCCTATACATAAAGCACAGAAGATCGATTCACTGGTAGGTTTGCAGAAGATGATTCAGATTGTCCAGCCTTACTTACAGTTAGATCAACAGGCGTCGTTGTTATTTAAAGGGGACGAGATTATAAGATTGGTAGCTGATATCCTTAATGTTCCTGTTAAAACCTTGAGAAGCGACTTTGAAGTACAGCAGAAACTTGAAGAGATGCAGAAACAGCAAGAGCAGCAGCAGCAGATGGAAGCACAGAAAGTCCAGGCCGAGGTAGGTCAGATGGCAGCCAGTGCTGAATTAGACAATGCAAGAGCGCAGCAGGCTAAAATCCCTGGAGGATAATGGAATACTCAACAATAGTAGACGAGAATGGCGACGATTTTTATAAGCTGGTAGAGATTTATAAGAACGTATTCGATAACCAAGACGGAGCCGTAGTCCTCAATCATTTGAGGGGGCTTGTTGGTTACGATGATTACAACTTTAGACACGGTATGGTCTCGCACGAGCTGTACTATCGGGAAGGCATGAGGTCAGTAGTGGTAAATATTCTTTCAATCTTAAAAACAAACACAAAAGATGTAATGCAACGACAACAGGGAGTGTAGTATATGGCAGATTTAAACAGCATTCAATTTGATACCGGCGAAAATACGTACGGGGAAGACTCTGCAACAGGTTCAAACCCGGAAGGACCAGTACAGGGCGGTATTATTAGGCCCGAGGGTATCGATAACGGGGAACATTCTGATCAGTTCAGGCAATCTTCGGAGAACAATTTTATCCCTAACCCGCAGGATAGTTTCAAGCAGGGGACACCGTTGCCTGAACAGTTATCAGACTCTGCGGTTAGCCAGTTCTCCAGCGTTGAAGACCTGGCTAATGCTTATCTGCAGCAGACTACGCCTCCGGAGCAATACAGCTGGAATCCTCCGGTTCATGTTGACGTTGACCCTGTACAGGATCAGGCGTTTCAGGACTTATCTAAGCGTATTGGGTTGTCACAGGATCAGTATAACGAGATCCAGAACTATGCGTTAGGCATATTTAATAACTCTGGCGGGCCTCAGAACGAACAGGGGCAACAGCCTCAGTTTCAGCCGGACCCTTACCAGCAGGATCAGTACCAGCACGAACAGCAGTACCAGCAGCAACAGCCTCAGATGAACGATCAAATGCTGCAACAGCAGCAGAATATGCAGTACCAGCAACAGCAGCAAGAACAGCAGTACCAGCAGGATCAACGGGAATCGTACCATGCCCAGCAGGTTTTGCAGGCAGCGTGGGGTGATGATCTTGAGCGTAATTTAGAACTCGCTCAGGTTGGTGTAACACAAGTCTACGGCCCCGAGGGTGTTCAGATAGCAGAACAGCAGGGTATGGGAAATGACCCTGAGTTTATAAAAAGAATGGCTGCGTTAGGTGAACGGGCTACCCAGGAACATTATCTGCATGGCCAAGAGCAGCAGCAGGCTACCACCCAGTCTATTAGGGGGGAGATAAATAAGCTCATGAACGGCGGTAGGAATTCTGCCTACCATGACCCTATGCACGCAGATCATAACAACGCCGTGAACTATGTACGGCAGCTTTACGAGAAACTATACTAAAACAACAAAAGATAACAAGGTGATATAGATGGCAAGTACAATACCTATGGCGATGGTCGAACAGTTTTCCGCCAACGTATTTCTTCAAACACAGCAGGAAGAGACTATCCTTCGACCGACTGTTTACACAGAGTCGGTTAAGGGTATGAGTAAATATGTAGATTCAATTGGCAGGGTTGCGCGTCCGGTTAAAGTAACAACTCGACACGCCCCGACTCCGATTGTAGCTACACCGCACGAAAGACGGCAGTTATCGCTGGAGTTTTATTCTCATGGCGACATGATCGATGAGATCGATAAGGTTCGTATGCTGTACGATCCTACATCGATTTACGTTAAGGCGTTCTCTGCAATATTCGGTACTGAGATTGATAGGATAATTTTGGATCAGATTGTCGGTACTGCCAGGATAGGGCAGAAGGGTGAGAGTACTAAGGAGCTGCCTGATAAACAGAAGATTGACGCGGTCGCGGCTTTTACTGTAGCAGAACTCCGAGCGATTAAACAGGTTTTCGACTGGAATAATGTCAAAGAAAAAGAAAAGAAATACCTTTGTATTTCTCCTGATGAGGTTGCAAAATTATTAGCAGATACAGAGCTTACAAGTTCCGATTACAACACCGTAAAAGCTTTGGTAGACGGTAAGGTAGACACCTTCATGGGGTTCACCTTCGTTAAGTCCACGGTTATCCCTACGCACGTTGTGGGTGGCGTAACAAAAAGAAAGTGTGTGGCTTATACGTCAGATGCTTTTAGGCTTGGCATCGGGATAAATCCGACCATTCGTATCACTGAGAACCCGAACTATTCTTATGGAGTCCAGGTGTTTATGAGGATGGGGCTGGGTGGTGTTCGTGTTGAGGATAGAAAAGTTGTGCAGGTTGACTGCAACGTATAAAGGAGAATAAATAATGACGGCAATTGTGATAGACAGCAACGTCAAATCAGTCCGCGCTAAAGAGTTCGTGGCGAATGATAAGACGTTTGCACGCACTGGCAACATGATAGAAACTGGTCCTACTTCTCATACTATATGTGATGTGGTGAATTTACAGGGGAACTCGGTGGCTATCGAAAATTATATACTTTTATCTCCGTTTCCCAATTCTTTAAGCTATTACTGTAGAAAAGTCACAGTAAATAAAATGATAGCCTTTACAGGTACTAGCAAAGTAAGCTTGGTCTATTTACCATTAGGTATTGATACACCCGATGATGGTGTTAAAACAGTTATCTCTTCGACTGTTTTTAATGGAGGTAGCATCGGCACTCCAATCGTTAATGCTACAATGGAACCTCCATTAGCGTATACTACTATATATACAACAGGGAATTCTCCTATCGGATATGTTGTTGCAAAAGACCCTGGTATAGTAGGGACAAATATATCTTTAAAAATTGTTTTGGGTACTGCAACTACTCCTGTTATTTCATCTGTATATATAGATGATAAATTCGATATCACGATTACGTGTGATGCCACTACTACTCCGGATGTACTTGCAACATTAATAAATAGTGATGTAGCCGTGTCAAAACATGTTTCTGCTGCCCATATTGTGGCTCAGGTTGCTTACAATGCTATAGCTACAGAAAAAACGTATCTAGACAATGTATCTATCCCTACGGACACTCGTGGCTGTTTTGCTCTATACGCGTTGGGCATTCTTACCGCAGGGATGGCAACGATTAGTATTGATTATACCGCAGCAAAATAAAGGGGAAATAATATGTTCGAAGTAAACGATATTAGAAAGTGGCACAGTCACCAGACTGATAAAAATATGCAGATATTCTATGAGCCTGGTTTTGCGTTGGAGGGGTATCAGTTCAAGAAAGACACGTACCTGATTCTAACCAATCTGCCTAAAAGTCAGTATAAACGTATCTGGAAAGTACGGTTCAAGATTTTTGAAGAATTTAGTGATAATAAGATTCTTCCTATCCTATTCCTTAGAGGGATGGAGACTAAAGAACATCGGTTATATTTGCAGTCTGGTACCTCGTTTAAAGCAGGGAGTGTTGGAGTTCGTGTGGTTGATACAATAGCGAATAAATGGGGACCGATTTGCCCAGGGAACGATGATTGTGTTTTGGCGTTGCATAATACTGGGCCAGATAAAACCATAGGGGGAGTTAGCTGTTGCATTTTCTATGAACAAGAGGATCAGATTTCCCCGATGAATCCGGACCCTCTTGATAATAGTATTCCAATGTTTTTGTAAAAAAAAGGATTTTTAAACAATGCAGTCTAAATTAGACGTATTTAATCTATCGTTAAGTTTGTTGGGCCAATCCCCATTAGGTACGGTTGATGAAGATAACGAGATCGGAAGGGTGTGCAATTTAGTTTACCCTTCCTCGTTACGGTCTTTTTTAGTTATGCACCCATGGGATGTGGCGCTAAGAAGAGCAGTTCTGTCTGTTCCTAATAGTGTCGCTCCTGCGTGGGGCTTTGATTATTCATATCCTCTTCCTCTTAGGTGTATTAGAGTTCTGCAAACAGCAGATAGTTACGGTTATATTCTGCCTGAGGGTGATTGTAATATAGAAGCAGATAATTTAATCACTAATCAACAGACAGTAAATATTTTATATCTATCTGATGATATCGAGATTGGGAAGATGTCACCTTCTGTTTTCGATGCTTTTTGCACTCGGTTTGCAGTCGATATAGGTAATAGAATATTAGGAGAGTCAGCTAATTTAAACCATGTTATTGGGATGTTCGGTGAGAAAATGATAACCGCCAAACAGCAAAACGATTCTCAAAGTAGTTACATAGTTGATGGTAGTAGCTGGTTAGAGGCTGGAATGGTTAATAGAAGAGACGATATGAGAGTGATATTTGAATAATGTCTCATTATAAAATATTTAATAATTTCAAGAAGGGCGCGATAGATGAACTCTTTTCTGACAGGTTGGATTTGCCGTCGGTACAGCAATCCCTTAGAGAAGCAGTAAATTGTTACTCAGATTTTTCTGGTGTGTGTAAAAAGAGACCAGGGACATTGTTTTTAGCAGAAGCAAACACACCTGGGACTGAATACGTTAGAATCATACCGTTCTCAAAGGGGAACGGGGAGAGGTATTTTTTTCTACTTGGATTAAACCAGGTGGAGATATGGAAAGTAGAGGATAGCCTTTCCATAACTTACAAACGTAGATTTTCGGGAGCGCCCTGGGGATATTCAAAAGTAGCTCTCCGAGAGCTTCAATATTGTGTTTATAATAATAAGATATATTTTTTTCATAGGGATACTTGGCCTATATATATAGATGCGGAGAACAATAGCGCAGGGAACTGGAATATGTTTACAGGGGTGTTAGACGGACCCTTTGGTGGTCCTATTGATTATAAATGGACTGATCCTACTGCGACCCCACCTATTGTTGCTGCGAAAGTGTCATTTAGATGGCAGCATATTACTCCTAGTGCAGATGCTCAACCTTTGCCCGGCTTCAATTCATACATAGTTGCAATAAAAGCCGGAACGACATCCGACACAATTTATTTTTTTGATAAATTTGTCGATTTAGGTAGAAGCATTATGTTTTATAACGGGCAAATTGATCCGACACAGAGCGATTTTAAAACTACTATCTATGATTCAAAGCTATATGCAGCAGGAATTATAACGGAGATTAATCCGTTAAATACGGAGGTAAAGTCCAACTTAGTTACTAATGTAACTATAAAATGGACTCGGCCACCTTTTATAGGCGGGTGGCCTAAAGAATCATCTTGTAAAGAAGCGTATATAGGAGTTTTCGGACGTATCCGAGATATTATTCCGGGAGAATACGATCGAGGAAAAAATTGTACCCCAGTGGGATATCCAGGATGCGTGGGGTTCCATCAACAACGTATGATTTTAGGAGGAACACAAAAATCTCCGAATACATTTTGGGGGTCTGCTGTGGCGTCATGGGAAATAAAACATAACAACGAATTAATCTATACAATAGATACTGATGAAGTTAACCATTTTTGGAAATACATATCAGTAGCGGTTGCTCCGGATGATATGTCGTATTCTCATATTATTTCCTCCAAATTACAAGCTCCTATACGATGGATCAGTCAGGCTCAGACCCTTATAATTGGCACAGAAGAATCGGAATACGCCATATCTGGCAGTAGTAATAGTACAGGCGACGACTCAACAACGACTTCTGACCCCATAACTCCTCGTAGCATCACAATAAATAAAGAAACGATGTTTGGCAGCAGTAATATTACTCCGATATATCTAAACAACTTCTTTTTGTTTGTTGCTAAGTTGCCTTATAGGTTAGTATCTTTTTTTTATAATGCTACAAATAAAGGGTTCTCTGGTATTAACTACGATTTATTCAATACAACTTGGTTTTCCCCTGAGAAGACAATTGTAGAGATCACAAAAATATCTAGCAATTCAAACTATGTCATGCTTATCGATTCCACTGGGGGTTTGACAGTTATTACAATAACACAAGACATAGAAGATTCCGCAAAAACAACCAGTGGCTGGTTTAAATATACTACTAAAGAGTCCGATGAGTACTTAAGCTGCGCTAGCTTGACGAAGAATAATGCTATGTATAGCGTAGTTCTTTTTAAGAGAGACGGTAAGTACCTAATAGAAAGATTTGTTGAAAATGATTATGTCGCTGACGATCTCCATGTTTACTGTGATTCTAGTAAACGATACGCCAGCGACCCTCCTGAAACTGAAATTACACATCTCACAAATTTAGAACATCTAAACAACAAAGAAGTCACCATATTAGCCGACGGGAATGTGCTGTCACCGATGACGGTAACAAATAATGAGTTAACGCTTCCGATAGGGGCTAAAAAAGTAACAGTTGGTTTAGCTTATGAAATGAAGGTGACGTTGCATCCATTAATGGCTGTTTTAGGAGAATCGGAAGGTCAGGCCACACCAGTACCTGGAATAAAAACACAACCTATCTACGCTAGTTTCAAATTCTTAAAGTCAAAAGTGTGTTCTTACGGTATCGATGATAAAGGGTATGAGTTGTCGTTGCGAGAAGGGATGTCAAAAAATACTACCTCGTTTACTGGGTACAAAAAAGTCACATTGCCGAGTAGGATGACTTCTAATGAGAAACTATGGTTTTCATCTAAATCTCCAGTTGCTCTAAACATACAAGGGATAACCATTAAAGTTAGGAACTAATAATCTTATGACAATACCTGGATTTAATTCACGATATAGATTCACGTGGGATCCTCCGTCTGCTGAACAGACTGTAGCTATCTCCTATCCGTTGGTAACCGCGCCTACTGGTGATAATCCTATAGTAACTGTTGTTGACTCTTCTGCTGTATCAGTACTGACTTGGGGTACGCATTATACCATCACTGGCAGTACTGATACCGGGTTTAATATTAATTTTTTAGCGTTGGCATTGTCTGCGTACCCCAACCCTGGGATAGTAGAGATAAAACGCAACACACCAGTGAACCAACTAGAAGACATGGCTGCCGGAGGTGCTGTAGTTTTAGATAACTTTGAGAAAAGTTTAGATAAAATCACAATCGAAATACAAGACCTTAAAAATAAGGTACAATTTTTTATTGGTGTACCAACTTATGACCTCCCTGGTGATGGCGTAAATTTATTACCTAATGTTTCTAACAGAAGTAATAAATATTTACAATTTGATCAAAACGGCATCCCTACTGCTGTTTCAGTGGTGACTCCGTCAGGATCGATCACTCCAGGAACAGTTGGGACCGTTATAGTACAGTCTAATACTAAGGAAGAGGCTAGGTCAGCCAGCGATTCAGCTCTTAAACTTGGAGATGCTTCACAGACTTTTTTAGTAGCAACCCCATCCACTGACAGCGATGCTGCCAATAAAGCATACGTAGCTTCTCAAATAAGCGCTATCCCTGCGCTAAAGCCAAAGTCCGACAATTTACTTACAAATAGTTGGTTGTATATAAATCAAAGAGAGAAGACTACATATGTGTCTACGGCTAGTACGGTATTGTCAACAGTAAGGATGTTTGATAGGTGGCATTGCAGAAGTACTACAGAAAAAAGAATCAATATTAAACGTGATGACGTTATGCCAGTAGGAGTTCCTCCAATAGACAATACTACAACAAACGCTCCATATATATTCACTATAACGCCTAATGTTAGTGGAGGATTAGGCGAACTCCAAGCGTATACTGTTTTATCACAATCTATTGAAGACCGAGTGGCGAATTCAATAGCAGACGAAGATTATATTACATTAGGATTTAATTTAAGATACCATCACGGAACTGATGCGGTCACGTCATTAATAGCTGGTGGGGGGCAAAGTAGAACCCTTGGTATTTCAATTGAGGATTCTCTTGGAAATCATTTAGCTCTTTTTTCAACGTCTGTTACTGTTGGAGATACTTGGGAGTTTAAATCATTTAAATTTAAAATTAAAGCTGCTGCGGAGACTTTAAATTTCGGCGGTATGTCCGGAGAAGCAGGGTTGCGACTTAATATCTGCATCAATGGTAAGGGATTAACAGGAGAGTCGGACGGTATTTGGAAGGGTGGAGGAGCTAATAAGTATGGGGATAGTTATCAATTTAATTTTTCTAATTATGGACAGTTAATATATATTTCTAATATTTTTATAGTCAGAGGAGATAACACTCTTGAAAGTGGATCGCAATTTCCTGCCGAAACAATTGTCGACCAAGAGTTGAAATGTCGCCGGTTCTTTCAAGAAGTTACCCCAGATATTACTTTTAGCGCTACCGTTATTCTTTTATGGACAGATCATATACATTTATGGTGTGTAGCAAAATTTTTACCTAATATGGCTAAACCAGGAGAATTTGTCCCGTCTGATGACCTGCCTCCTAACGCATATAGGATGTCTATTTCTAAGGCCGATGGTTTTTATACTCCCGGGAGCGCATCCCAGAAACCATTTTCTGAATTAACACCCGTATTAGACTTTTCAGGAGTGCCGGTCATTTCTACCAAAAAAGCTACTTTTCAATTTACTTTTTTAAATTCGGCTGCTGCAACCACATTTGTTGATAAATTAGTTAGGTTTGAAAACTGGGTAGAAGACGCTTCGTACGATAAATTATTTGTTTCTTGTGAGATTTAATTGTTATATACTACCGCATATAAAGGAGAAATGTATGCAATCAATGTTAAATTATAATTCTGCAAGCCAAGGCGGATTTGGGATGGCTCAACCAGGTAGCGGAGGAATGCTGAGTCACGCTCAACTTCCGTATAGTGTCCTGAATTTATTCGATCGATTTATGCGTCAGCATATCCAAAAATATGTGCGGGATGCTGTAAGTGAGTATCTTAAAAATAAAGAGCCTACACAACCAGAGCCGGAAAAAGAGGTTATTTTATCTCCTAATATAAATAGACGAGTTGCTCCTCCTACGAATCAAAAGGTCGCAGCTCAACAGCGTACGGCTTCTATTTATTATCCTGCGATCGGTGGTCCTATACCAAAAAATAATGAGATGTCTATACCGGCCGGGTGGGACAGATACGGACAGTTAATAAATAGGGGTCGTTAATATGAGCCTTCTAAAAACCTTACTACTCGGAGGTGCCGTAGCGGGAGCGTTACCTTTTGCGCCTTTTGGAGTTGGAAATATTGTAAGAGAAGCTGCAAGCAGTTTGTTGGGGAGTGGGTTGACATCTGCTTTGGGAACTGCGTATGGAGGATTTAGAGGTAATCGAGCTAGCAACAGAGAGCTAGTGCGTGGTATGATTGGATCAGGTTCTGTTGCTGACGGATACCGAGCAGCGGGTTTTAAAAGGGCTGTCGGAGGCGCATATGACGCCGTCCAAATGGTCCCTGGATATCTTAAACAAGGTTACGAAAATATTAAAAGTGCTTTCACATCAGATCCTGCCATGGGAGGTCATTTAGGTGACATGACGAGACAAAAAGCATTGCAGTTATATAAAGACAGTTACAATGGATACGAGGGAAATCAGTTATTTGATACCAATCATCAACAGCCTTCACAATACTCTAATGAAGTTAAGAAACAAGCGTATCATGAAGTTGAAAAGAAGTCACATCATACTGATAATGCTAAGTATACCACTTTAAAACATCCTGATTTTTTTACGCAACGTAAGGCAACGGGTCAGTACTCTCCGCACATTCCAGAGAGTCAAAGAAAAATGAACGTAGTGCCTGATATTGGTGACCCTAAAGTCAAAGCGCAACATGATATTATCGGGTTAATAAAACATGGGATACAACCGCAGGATCAGAATTTATTAAATTTTTTAAAAACCATACAAGGTTATAATAGCTTATCAAGTAGAGGTAGAAATACCATGGGTAAACGAAGAACTAAATATATCGAGATTAATCATACCGGTATGGGAAAATACCAATCAATTCCTACTGTCGCGATAGGGGGATCAAGTAGCATGTATAAACATATTAGACAATTAAACGAAAAAAAACATAAAAACCAGATATCAAAAGCATATGATTACATGAATAAATCTGGAAAATACCATTCTGCCCTTATAAACAAAGCTATTACAGCCTCAAAAAAACCTAAGAATGCAACTATGGCCAGATATTTTCCATTTGAACAAATGAATTATACGGCACCTAAAAACGGGAAAGCTTTTGGCAAGTATAAATTTCATTAATAAAAAGGGAAAATAGGCATGAGTTATAATATAGGAAATATTTTGTCTAGAATGTATGGAGGGGCTAAGTCTGGTGGGGGAATGCTATATGAAGGAGCGCAAAGGGCTGGCGAGAATTTCATGTCTAATTTTAGACATGAAAGAAATAGAAGTGGGATGGAGGATTTCGAGAAGAAATTAAAAGAAAACAAGAATTTATTTGGTCAAAACCAACAATTTTACCAGTCCCATGGTGTTGAACCTATGGCGCATGGCTATATAAAGAATAGAATTTTTAATCCAGAGCTTAGTAGGACACGAACACTTACAGACGCGTTGAGGAAGTCTGGTCATCAACCTAGCGGTCAAGAAGATACCCGTATGTCTCTTCAGCAACAAGCAGATAGTTCCTTATCACAGAAACGACCTAATCCGTTACAATATTACACTCCAATACAAGAGTTACAACAGGAGGCTCCTCAGGGACCGCAACTAACTGAGCAACCTGTTTATAAAATACCTTCCGATATAGCAAGGACGCAGCCTGCTAATAAACAGGTCTTGCCTACTTCCTCGATGACCGCGAGTCATAGGCAGTTGCCCCCGCAGCAGCATATGCTGCAGCAAATGACACCACAGCAGCAGCATATGCTGCAGATGCAACATCTGCAGTATATGCAGCAGATGCAACATCTGCAGCAGCGAATGAACATGCAAAATCAAATGCGACAGGTTCCTAAACAACAACAGAATAAGCAGATGCAACAGGTAGGACAGCAACAGGTAGGACAGCAACAGCGAATGAACATGCAAAATCAAATGCGACAGGTTCCTAAACAACAACAGCAAAATGATCAATTTAAAGAAAACTATTCGAATCGTACCATAGTTAACAATTCGTTAAAGATAATGACCCAGGTTAACCAAATGACGAGTGGGAGCATTCCTAAATCGGAACAGGAAGAAATTTTTAACCAGTTGGTACTGCATAATGGGGACGCTAGAAGCATACCGTATAGCATGTTCAATTCGTTCTCTCCTAAAGCACAAAATATATTAAATCAGATACAAAATCCTGTTAGTGAAAGGAAGTAACAATGAGCTTACTAGGTGACATAGGGGATACCGCGCAAAAAGCATGGCCCCCAGTTAAACAAGCTGCAATTACAGCTTGGCCGTATGTACAGAAGTTTGCTAAAAGAGCTGGAGGCGGGATATATAATATTGGAAAAATATTGGCTAATTTATTTAAACGAGGTGCGTCAGGGCTGATAAGGCCTTGGACTACAAAACCTGTGATTAATAAAGTATATAAATATAAAACTAACACTAAAAATAAGTACAACATTAAACCTTCCATTGATGCTAGCCAATATGATTTAAGCAATCAATATGATTTAAACGCAAATATAAATGCTAACCAATATGCCGAGAGCAACCAATATGATTTAAGAAATCAAAGTAGAACTATGACTATGGCCTTACAACGACAGAATGAAGATATGAACCAAGAAGGCCCGATGAACCAACTTGCTCCGGGAGAGGGGGGCAGTAACTATCCTCAACAGATGCTTATGAATGAAAACGAACCTGGGGATAACAACGCATTGGTTAGGCAATCCCAACGCAGACAAGGCCCACAAAACTACAAGTCGCCTTTTCGCAGCATGACTGAGATCGCAAAAAAGTATAGTAACAATAAATTTATAGATCAACGTAATGTGATTGGTAATATTATGCAGGACTTAATGTCCCAATTTCAACCGCCTAGTCAAAAGAACCAACACATACCGCATGAGGCCTTTTTTAAGCAGAAACAAAAGAACCAACACATACCGCATGAGGCCTTTTTTAAGCAGAAACAAAATAACTGGGCTGGAAAAGTTAAGTTGTCGGATGCCAAAAGATTTAATCTACATAACGTGTATGGGGTACCAGCAAAAAAAAAGAACATATTTAATTAATAAACTCTAATAACAATATTGAAAAGGACACATTATGTCATACCTAATGTCATACCTAGGTAAAAAGTTGGGGGGCCCCGCAAAATGGTTAGACGATTTAGAGCAGAAAGCGCTTCGGTCTCCTATTCTCCCGGCTTTAGGAGGGCTTGTAGGGGGAGCAATTACCATGAACCCGGCCGGGGCAATGGCTGGTGCTACCATAGGGGGTTCAGTCAACAGCTACTATCAGAATAACGATCAAAAAGAAGCGTCTGATAAGATACGCGCTGGAGAATTCCAGGAGCAGCAAGGTAATTTATTGACACAAGGGAGAATGGGCGCCGGCTCTTTACTCGCTAGAGGTCATGGAGGGAATAACCGAGGGTTACTTCCTTCTCAGTCAGCTATAGGGCTACAGTCTCCGTTAGGTTCTTTAGAAAGATCTAGCAATTTACAACAGAAATTATCTAATTTAAAACATCAACGTAGTATCAGTGGCGGGATCACTAGCGGAATCAGTGGTATTTCTGGATATTAATTATGTTTTCTTTTTTAATTCCTATAATTGCAGCATTAGCTTCTCCTACTGCTGCTGCGGTAGCAACTGGGGTAGGATTAGCTGCTACAGTTGGAAGTAGTCTGATATCAGCTAAGCATTCTAGTGACGCACAAGATGACAGCAGAAGACAATCTGCGTTAGCTGGTAATTATAACCAGGGCTCGTTAGCTCAAGCTAATAGATTACGGATGGGACAATCTCGTGCGCAAGGAGCGTCTAGTGGTGTGTCGTCTCAAGGTGGATCATTGAGGGATTTCTTATTGGCCAGTGGCGCAGAGAATAAATTCGCTATGGCTAAAATGAAAAAGGTAGGCGCTGAGGAGCTATCCAATGAAATGAGGGATTTAAAAGCCTCTGAACAAATGAGTTACATGTCCGGTATTGGGCAAGCTGCACAAGGGATAGGCTCGTTTGGCTCGGCGTTGTCAGCATCTACTACACAATCTAATTGGAAACCTTACGTAGGGTATTAATTATTATGAGATTTAAATCACCGATGGAATATGGCGCTAGTGGGGATAAAGTATCATTCGCGCCTTCAAGTAACAAGGCTTCTACATTGAGCGGGGCTACAACAATGGGAGCCGTGGGCGCTGGTATAGGGTCTTTATTTCAAAATGGGGCAGAGCTTATAAAAGTTCAAAAAGCCAATGACGAACGAACTATCCTGAATTTTGAGAATAAGACATATAAGCAATATTCTAAGCTGTCAGAAGAATTAGAAAAAACGGGTGATTATAAGGGTGTCTTAGATAGCTGGAAATCTTATATAAAAACTGTTTCTACAGAAACAAGCGGGAAACTATCATTTTTAGGGAAAAAAGCCTTTAATGTATCAGAAAATACAGCAGTTATAAAATTTGATGGTCTTTTAGAACAAGATGCGTTGGGCCTTCAAAAGAAGGATTTAACAGCTGCAATCGAATTAAATATCCAATCCTTAGTTGAATCAGCCTTAAAAGAAGGGATGCCCAACAAAGACGATGTTTTACACATTAAAGCCGACGTGGATACACTTCCCGGATTAGGCCCGAAAGAACAGTTGCTTGCTGCCAATACAAAAATTAAGGATTATTATTATAGGGTAGCCGAGCAATTAATATCTTCTGATCCTGAGAAGTTTATAAAAAATATAAACGAGTTTCAGCCTGGGGTTTTGGCCTCTGATTTGGCTAATTTTAAGGATGCAGCATATGGCGGTATAATAAAAGACAGGAACCTAAAGGAACAGTACAATAAGGATGCCGTATCTGCGCTATCTATTCAATCTAAAGATCAAATAACCTCGATACTTACCACTGGCAAGCCTGTTAATCCTGACATGATAGAATCTTTATACGAACTGGGGGCTACAGAGCAATCGCAAGCCTTGGCATATCAAGAACGTATCGCCTTTGAGATGTATCCTAAATTGTCTCAGTTAGATGCTCTTCCGTTGTTACGGCAACAGGACGTAATAAAAAATATAGGCCCGTCACCTGGCGAGAAAGGGTTCGAACTAAAACAAACTCTTTTGGAGAGTGCATCGAAGGCTTTAGATCTGAAAGTAAAAAAGTTTAAGGAAGACCCTGTCGCTGCATTAGAAGAACAAGTTCAAATGGTGGTTTCAAAATCAAAGGCTAATCCTGTAGCTGCCATGGTAGAAGCTCAGAAAAATCAGGGTGTGGCTTCGGAAGATATCCAATTCTTCACGAACAAAATCAAAGAAGATTTTAAGGACCAGTGGGAAAAGGAAATCTCGTCTCCTTCCAATGTTATTAATCAATTATTAGACGATATCCCGGAAGAATATAAAAAGGCAGCTTTAGCCACGCTGCCAATCGATCAGTTATCTAATATGGCATACAATCTATCAGAGGTTGATAACGATAGAAATTTAATGATCAACGCAGTTAAGTTGGATGTTTACACAAAAGTTTTCTCTCAAGAACAAAAAGACGAAGTAAATGAATTAATAAATAATATGCTTGATTCTGATGATAGTCCTTTGAATTATTATAAAAACTTACTTAAATCTACAGGGGATGCAGACATGTCAAATTATGTCCCTCAGTTATTACAGATTACAAAAAGGGTTGGCGCTTATCACTACATGACATATAACGATGCCTCCAATACTGAGGTAGCTACGGTACAAACTATGTTCGGACAGGACAATGGGTTCGTATCAAATGATTTAATACTAGGGTCTGCGGGATCTGAAACTCTTGAGTTATTACAAACATGGGAAGGGAAAGTTCTATTAACAAACCTGCGAGCTACGATGCCTTCTTTTTCCTACGGCTTAAATGAAGCTACCGTAAATAGAATCAGACAGAATGACGGCAAATGGATTATCGAAGAAAACAAGTTGGTATTATTTGATCCTATCACCAGGACTAAAGTGGTAGGTGAGGATGGAATGGGGATATCAATAGATATCGGGGAATTCAAACAGATGGTGTTACAAGCACAATCACAAGCGGAACAACTCCGAGCAAATCAAAAAGGCCGTCTTTCAGAATATGGTGATTTTTCTTGGAAATATCCAACAAGTAAAGGAGATAACCAATGAGTTTTTTAAGTTCTATAGGCCAACGCTTAAATAGAAATATTGGGCAGCCTGTCCGCGAGGCTATGGGTAGAGCTAGATATGGGATAGGCACTTCATTAAGTAACATGTTCTTTAACATGTCAGGAGGTGGCTCTGGACATCATCCTAGTGACCATCCTTTGGCAAGGATGCACAAGAGGACGGTGGTAGCTCCGTCATCATTTGATAAGGCTGGGAATTGGTTAGTAGATAAATTTAAAGGTGAAGGCTATTCCAGGGGGGAGCGTTTTGGGCAATCGCAAAATGTTTTCACAAAGTCTTCTCCGGTTACAAACATTTTAAATAAACATGTTATCCCTAGAGGTATGGAAAGCACTAGTGGTAGAAAATTACTATCTTTAGCTAACAGGTTAGAAGCCTGGGGTAAAAATAAACCATTGACTAAAGTTACTGCGCTTAATAAGAATAATTTTCCTAATTTTTTTAATGATCCTGTGGGCCCGAATGGATATCATTTTAACCCAGATTGGAGTGGCCATGTAGGAATGCGAAGCGATCCATTGCTTCATTTTTTTAAAAATACAGCAAGTGATAAAGATATGAATTCATTTAAAGCTAGTAACCACATAGGAAACATGGATTGGTCAAAAGTTAGATATGTTTAATCCAAAAATTAACATGAAACTAATGACAGCAGAGGATTCTAACTATGAATCTAACCTGTTACGTCAAGGAAAATGGGATTCGTTCTGGGGCAATGCGTATTTAGGCCTGCGGTTAGATACTACACCAGGTGCGCTCCTTTCATTAAATAATCAGTATATCACCACTGGGATAGACAAAGAATCTTCTGTAGAATTAAATGAAGAAGACTGGAAAAATAGTATCTATCATAGAGAAAAACTCCCATATTCTAAGGGAATGAATGAATACCGTGCGCAGGTGTTATCTGAGACATATGATAGTGTTCATTACCAACGGTACCTCAACAAAAAAACAACGGGTGTAGGCGCTGGGATTGTTCAGTTCGCTGGAAGGATAGCAGGTAACTTGGTAGACCCTCTTAATTTTATTCCAATTATGGGTCCCGGATATAAGGTTATGCGGTTAAGTAAAGCTGGTACGGCTATAATGAAAAGCAATGTATTAAAAACACTAGCTAATCGCCAAGCGTTAACCGGGGCAGTAGTAGGTGCTGGGGAAGCCGGCGTCGCCTCCGCTTTAATGCAGCCTGTTATAAACTATACGTATGAAGCCTCTTTGGGGGAAAAACGAACGTTTGCAGATATTACTGCTGATATTGCTTTGTCGGCTGCATTCGGAGCTGCGATAGGAGGTATCGTCGGATGGCGGTCAAAGCCTACCAGTTTTGACGATGCTATGAGTAAGCTATCCGGTAATAGTGATAAATTAAATGCTCTTAACGAAACTATAAACGAGTTAGAATCAGGGATGAAATCTCCTGATGGTGGGATAGATGTATCGTTTGATATCCAAGCAAACGCTCAAAAATCTTTTTCTTCTGCCGTTAACAGTCTTATTGCCGGTGATATCCCAATAGCGAGCGCAAGCCGGTCCCAGGCTATAGAGGAAATATCAGGAAGAATGGGAGCGCCTACAAGATTGAGCGTTGAACCAGAACCCTCTATGCCTGATTTAGAAAAAACATTTTCGTTTGAAGCTCCTCCGGATAAATCGATAGAGCCGGCAGGAACAAAATCAACTGACGGTGACGTCCCGGTAGAGAAAAAAGAAGTATCAAAAGACGGAGTTGCCGTAGACGCTGTAGCTCCTCAAATTTATGATGAGAGTATAACCAAGGTCGCAAACGACTTAGGTATTGATATGAACGGACAGGCGTTACAAGACGAACTCCCAGCAGGCGTTGATTTTTTAAGCGGATCAGATGCAGCCTCATTTAAAAAAGAGTTGAACCGTGCTAATAAAGAAGTTAAAGCGACAGAACGAGAAGCTGAGCTTTGGGATTTAGCTGTGAAATGTCTAATAGGTAGAATATGAAATATTCAGAGTGCCGATCATTATTGATGAGTGAGTTTGATATCTCTAAGTCTAGGGCAAACGAAGTTCTGTCCTATTTAGATAAACAAACAACTGATCTAAAAACAAACGCTGAGATTAAAAACGTCGAGTCCGCATTATTTGCAGCTGGGAAGAAACGAGCATCCGTTAAACGATTAGACGCTCTATACAATAAGAAAAAGATGTTGCTTACTCAACAGAAATTCGCAACTACGTGGCAACGGGTAGACAAGTTTCTAACGGATAATCCTAAAGCTAGTGCGACGAATGCGCTTAAAGCGGAAATATTTGGGCTGCCTGGTCTTAAAAGTGGAGAAAACTCGTTGGATCTTCACCTTAAAGTTGCCAAGAAAATACATCTAAATAACATATTCAAATCTTTTAAAGATAGCGGATTATCTGTAAAAATCCTTAACGACCCTACTGTAAGCAGGAATACAACCAAAATACTATTAGGCGAATTGATCGATGATAAGGCCTCTACTACGGCTGCGAGTATCTTAAAAAGAGAGTTGAAGGCACTTCACGAAGAACAATTGAAGGTCGGATTAAATGTTGGATACATAGAAAACTACATCCCGCAAAAATGGCTGCCTGAAAGAATGGCTCGTCATACCTCAAAGGAATTTATTAGAGATGTGATGGAGGTCAGCACGTTTAATTTTGAGGGTAATCCAGACATACCTAAAATACTACAAAAGATGTATAACGATATTATACGAGGATACAGCCTAGACGATATTGACCCTTCTAAAGGGTTCGGGAAGGCCAATAAAGCAGGTTCGTCCTATGAGTTTAACCGAAAGATACATATTGATAACCCTGACGACTGGATCGCAATCGCAGAAAAATACGGGGATCCTAACCCCATAAAATCCATCTTTAATTATATCCATAACCGATCACGAATGGTAGCGCTCGTAGACAGACTCGGATTTACCCCGGAAGAGACGCTAGCAAAAGTTGTTAAGTCTATCGCAATCACTCATCCCAAAAGGAAGAAGGTGTCTGAGTTGGTGAACAGCTTGGACGGGTCTGGGAGATCATTTGATAGAAAATCATACGGATGGGATCAAGTTGGTTCTTGGTATGACTCTGCTACTAACGCGCTGCATATCCCTCAAAACCCAGGGTCTTTTATTTACAAGCTCTACAGAACTACCAAGATGATACAGAATCTTTCCAAACTCGGGTCTGCGACAGTAGCTAGTTTGAACGACATATTCATTGGTGCTCAGCAGTCCATATATAGGGGTACTCCTCTTATAACTGCCTGGGGAGAAAGTATCCACAAGACTCTGATGCCTAAGGGTGTGGATGTAGCAACTAACCGCAAAGTGGCGGAATACGTTGGCATTTACGGCGACAGCATGAGTGCAGATATCGTGAATAGATGGGATCCTATAGACTCTGGTTCTATGTCTGGGATAGATTTTAATTCCATTGAGTCGACCTTTTTTAAAATGACCGGGCTGACCTGGTGGACTGACCATATGAGGTCGAACTTCGCTACTATTCTAAGCCATGACGTGGCTGAAATGGTAACCGGAGGGGGGTTTGCGAATGTACGGCCAGAGTTTGTGCGAACGTTATCTAACTATGATATCTCCGGTCGAGAATTCGACTTGTTAAATCATTGTTTACGAACCGATACGAAGGGCCGGAACTTCATCGACCTTGAAGGTTTAAACAATCCAGAGATAAAAACTAAGTTCTATAAGTTCTTCATCAACGAGACAGAGAACGGTATCCTGGCTCCTCAAGCTGCGGAAATGTATTACACCTCCATGGGGTTCCAGGCAGGTTCAGCTTGGGGGATGATATCAAGATTAGTTATGCAGTTTAAAACGTATCCTATTTCTTACCATAGACGTATGATTATGCCTGCTGTTAGACAGATACAAGAAGGGAACATCTATGGAGGCGTAACATCTATTTCCAGCTTGCTAATGGCCACATTAGCAGGAGGCGCTTTATCTAGCTGGGCCTGGGATGTCGTTAACAATAGAACGCCAAGGGCAATAACACCGACCACAGTGGGACAGTTTTTTATAAAGGGCGGAGGAGGCGGACTCCTGGTAGATTTTCTGGCCCAGGATTATTCAAGACCTTGGAAGAACCCGTGGTCGACACTATTAGGCCCGACTGTTTCTGACTCAGTAGGGTTTATTGAAGGTGTTTCAGGTGCTGTCAGAGGTGATCCGCCAGGAGGAAGAAAGATGCTTCGGGCAGCCAAGGGGTTAGTGCCAGGGAATAACATCTGGTACCTCCGGGGTGCGTTAGAGTATCTGCTGATGGTTGATATGTACGAAGCATTAGAGCCTGGGTACATGAGGAAAATGAAAAAATCTATGGATAAAAGAGGCCAAGAGCTTTTATTCATAGATTAACCCATGCCTATCTATGACCTGTTAAAATGGTGTGTAGAGAAGAACCCCTCGGTGGTAGCAGTCTTGACGGTGTTCTTGGTTATAGTCACGGTTTATATCTACAGATCAATTATGATCAAAACAACAATTTTAAGTAAGATCGATGGTAATGATACATTGTTTTCTAAAAATATACTGGACGTTGAACGCTGCATTGATGAGATTAGAAGATTAACCACTTTATACCATGAGAGCAAAAACGAGATGCTTAAAATAGAGCAGCGACTTACAAACTTGATAAACCAGAAGACCAATGACCTCGAGCAGAGAATCCAGACTTCATTTAAGGATTCCAATAAAGAAATTAAAGGCATAGGCACTAAATTACATGCTATAGATAAAGAATTCTCTGTTAATCTCCAGGCTATTACAGATTATGTGGAAAAGGTTCATGATCAGATCGGTATCCTGATAAAATTCTATGATGTAAAATCAAAGGATGACAACACTATAAAAAGCAAGATTATAAAGATGAAGTGATATTATTATGGTAATAGCACGATACACAGAAAAAATCACGGTGTCCCAAACTGGTGACGAGACTCCTACCAAATTGTACGCTCAGTTCGGAAGGAGTTTTTTGTCATTTACGAATTCATTAATGTTCTCTGAGAACACAATGACTGCGATAGTTACGGTTGAGACGGCCTCTATCCGGTTCTCGACTACGGACACACCAGTATTGTCTACCGCAGAGACAACTGGGCTATTAGTTGGAGCAGGGGTGATGCTCACCATTACTGGTATTGATGATATAACTGATTTTAGGGCCATTAGAGCAACTGACGACGCTGCTGTTCTTCAAGTGGAGTATTACGTATGATTGAGAGCAAGGTTGTAACTCCTGGGGAAGGCGGGGGAAGCACAGGTGGTTGTGTTAGAACCTATGTGGTTTGGACGACTGATCATACCATGACTACGGATGAAGTTTCCAATACGCTGCTGTCGAACTATGGACAGACTGAGAATGTTACGTGGACGCTGCCTACTGCTGCGGAAGGGTATGATTTTATTGCTCAGATTGGGGCGCTTGAGTATAATCTTCTTACTATAAACCCGCAAGCATCCGATCATATTTATTTAGATGGTGTTAAATTGTCAGCCGGGGAAGGGATAAGATGTACCTCTCCACAGCGAGGGGATAATATCTGGTTCTGGGTTATTAAAGAATCAGAGGGGAATTTCAGTTGGATAGGTCATACCGGATCGGGGTCATGGGGTAGCGCTACCGCGATGTTTTGGATTGTAAACGGGGGGTCTACAGATGGATATTATACTCCTAGGAATAGAAAAATGGATTTATCCGAAGGAAATCCGGGTAGTTGGGTTGTTGACGTAGCCCCTCCGATGCACTTAGTTCATACTAGTGGGTGCATTTTAGACGGTATAATGTTCCACGCGTTTGGACAGTTAGACGCTGCGGGTACAGGATATGAAAAAATGAGGTCGTTTAATCCTGGGTTAGGGTCTTGGAGTGGGGAAATGGATGTGCCTCTATGGGATTATATGTCAATATCATTCGTTGGCATTGGAGCAAAAGGTTATGTGACCGCGTGGACGGCACTTGGATCGAACCCAGAAAAAACACACACCTATAATAAAATAACCGCCTCTTGGTCAGTAGGAGCGACGGACTGGGGGAATCTAAGGTCGCAATATAATGGTAGTTTCGCGTCAAAAGAAACCTCGGGATCGGAATTCGGTGTCATTTATGTCGGAGGTTTTCCTAACTTTGATGCAGGGAAGTGTTTATTTTATACCCCTTCATTAGATACGTTAACCAGCAAAACATATTACCCCAAAGACGCACTTTGGGGTTTTAGGGCCTTTAGAAAAAATGATTCCGAAGGTCATTGTGTAGGTGGATTTTCAAACACTCCGACAGATACGTACTTTAATTACAACGAAAAGTTTATCCATAGTGGATCAGGGGCATGGTCTAGTGAAACCGTTTTTCCTCTATCCGGGCTATGCAATGCCGGAGAAGGTAGCACTGGATGCAGTGTAGCCGGGAAAGGGTATGTTACAGGAGATAAAGTGGATGATGTAACCATACATTATGTAGCGACATGCACACAATATAATGAAGACGTATGGACAACGATGACCCCATACCTTCCGGTGGGTGGGTATGTAATGCAGGCAGCGAATGTATCCTACGGAGAAAACCCAGTCTAATGATTAAACTATCCTACATAACCCCAACAGGGGGAGACGGCACAAGAACCAGATACGAGATACCAACCACATCAAGCATAACCGAAAAACAGGTCTCAACAACGATAATATCAAACTTCGGACAGTCAGGTACTATCACATGGACACTGCCGACTGCTGAGAAGGAACTTGATTTTATTGCTCAGATCGGGACTGCTACTGGTACGGATTATATTATTATTAAACCACCGCCAGGCAGCGTCATGCTGCTGTTAACCGATTTCGTAACTCAAATTGACTGCAAGGACGCAAAAGAAGGCGACTCAATTTGGTTTCGGGTCATTGAGTCGGTTGTAGACGGAACTTTTCTTTGGTTTGGAACCATAATAGAAGGGGTCTGGCTGAGCTTAAATGATTTGTTTTGGTGTGTCGGAGGTGTACAAGATTCTGCACAGGTGAATGCTAACCGGGAAATGGACGTTAAAAAAAACACGTGGTCTTTAAATACGCCGTTCCCAGTGACACATCAAAGCGGAAGTTCTGCTATGATAGATGGGAAGATGTACGTTGGGGCTGGGAAATCAACCAGTGGTTTTAAATACCCATATTTATCAGCATTTAATTTCATTACAAAAAGCTGGTCATCTACGATCAGTATATCAAGACCATATGGTTTTGTTTCGTTTATCGGGATAGGGCCACTAGGTTATTATTACTCCGCTTCTGTGGCAAGCCCATCAGCAGGGTTGCAGGTATTCGACAGTGAATTGATTTCATGGACAACTAAGTTCCCAGGAGAAACTCATGTCAAGAACGCGTGTTTCTCCTTTAGTTCAAAGAATACAGAACAAACAGAGCAAGGAATCTTTTATGGATGTGGCGCAACTATGCCTGTATATGCTATGACCGCAACTAACTATTTTTATTATCCCCCTCTGAATTATTTTATAAGCAAAACTGTTTTCCCAGTAGGGGTGAGGCAATCCGGAGGTTCTTTTAGAAAGAACGAGACAGAAGGACATTGCCTAGGAGGCCTGGACATTGGGTCTTCTGGTACTGCAAGTAACCAGAAATTCTCAAATATAAGTAGTGGTATTTGGACAGGGGAAGCGTCGCTTCCATTCTTTTTTTGGAACCAAAGCGGTAACATTGGATGTGGCGTAGGAGGGAAAGGATATATTACAGGTGGCCCTCGTAACGGGTACGGCAGCCCAGCCTGCTCGCAATATGATGATAACATATGGACATTGATGACCCCATACCCGGCCACGTATATTTCCGAGCAGTCAACCACGTCAACCGGAGAAAACGCTGTAGCTTAGGTAGATAGCCATTCCGCAATTAATTCTATATTATCGTCAAGCCTATGTTTCCCTTTCCCCCTATACCACTTGGAATCAATAAGTTCTTTTATAAAAGTATTGTATTTCTTATGATTGATTGCTTCGATAGCCCTCTTAAACTTTCTAAACCCGGTATATCCTAGCGCGTACCTTAAATCTATGAGCACTCTTCTAACTACCCATGGCGTTTCTTCCCAGAAAAAACGGTACGAAAAAATACATTTCAAATCATTTGTGCAGTTTATAATATCGTTATCTAGCAGGAACAAAGCTTCTTTTACTGATAACCCTCTATCTTCCCAGTTTGTCGTATATCCAGTAGAACAACTGTACTTTATTTTTAGATCTTCATATTCTTTTACTGATAACCCTCTATCTTCCCAGTTTGTCGTATATCCAGTAGAACAACTGTACCCCATTTTTATTAGTAGATCTTCATATTGTTTTGTTATCGAATCACGCTCTTCATATTGTTTTGTTATTGAATCACGCATTAATTTTCTCCTTTTTGAATATCTATAAACTCCCATACCTGCAATCGATTAGTTTTACATAAGGTCTCAAGCAACAACATCGTTCGGAGAAAACGCTGTAGCTTAGGTAGATAGCCATTCCGCAATTAATTCTATATTATCGTCAAGCCTATGTTTCCCTTTCCCCCTATACCACTTGGAATCAATAAGTTCGTTCATAAAAGTATTGTATTTCTTATGATTGATTGCTTCGATAGCCCTCTTAAACTTTCTAAACCCGGTATATCCTAGCGCGAACCTCAAATCTACGAGCACTCTTCTAACTACAATTGGCGTTTCTTCCCAGAAAAAACGGTACGAAAAAATACATTCCAAATCATTTGTGCAGTTTATAATATCGTTACCTAGCAGGAACAAAGCTTCTTTTTCTGATAACCCTCTAGTGTCTAAGTTTCTGCCAAACCCAATTGTCGTATATCCAGTAGGACAACTGTACGCCATGTGCCGTCCATTTCGAACACGAGAGCCTTCATGTTTTATTAGTAGATCTTCATATTGTTTTGTTATTGAATCACGCTCTTCATATTGTTTTGTTATTGAATCATGCATTAATTTTCTCCTTTTTGAATATCTATAAACTTCCATACCTGCAATCGATTAGTTTTACATAAATCCGTAACTCCAGAATCAGCAGGTTTTAGCCACCCATGGCTCTCTAGAAGATCCACTCCCTCAACAGCAGATTTTTTAGTCCGATAACACGACGGGCCGAAATTATAAATGTCAGGTAGAGAGATCCTTTTTAAACCTCTCCTTTTTATAAACATCAGAAGCTTGTCCGCATTGTTTATACCTTGATCCTCTGCATCCAATAATGTCATCCTAAGACGTTCTGACAAATAATAATCCACCAGTGTTGCTGCTTGATCCATAGCGAGTACTTTTATTTCTTCTGCCTCTGGGTCCTCAAACAAGGTCAAAATACCGGCAAGCCGTATGACATGATTTGGAGCTTTCCCGGCAAACCCCTGTATTGATTCGTATTCTCCCCCCTTGGATAGTCTACTCTCAACGTCGTTATAGAAAATCTCCCATCTATCGTGAGCTGTATCGCTTATAGTAACTTCCCTAGGAATAATAGAATTGTTAACAATATTTAATTTAACGGATAAGCTTTGTTCGAGGGTATCATGATATTTTTCAAATTCTTTAGATTTTGTGATGTCCTCAGATACGTATTTTCTATCTCCGAGAAGAGATTTAGGGTACGCACATAGGAACCGAGAAATTAAACCCTGGTTTCTCATTACAGCATCATTTAAGAATTTCATAGCTATATCATCCTGCATCATCAGATGTATGGATAAACGTTTCCCGGTTAAAACGACAGCGTCATCTCCTCTTATTCTATCAATAGACATACCATCCCACCATTTCGAGTACTGAGTTGCGGTGTAAACTTTCTCCTCTTCTTTCATAGAATGCCCGCCCGTTACTTGCCCTCCCTCATCCGCGCAAAGATATTTACTTGGGGTTCCTGATTCGAATAATTTAAAAATGCCTTGTATTGTAGGGTCAGAGAAAACCAGGATGGGATTATATGGTTTCTGTGGTACGTCTGACAAATCACGTATAATCTTGTTAAGATCCTGTCCTTCAGTTGTTTTTAACCCTTTTAGTGCAGCCTTTTTTTTAGCCTTATAGAGATCTACCTTCGTTTCATATTCTATATTATCTGAACGATATTTTATCAAAAGTTTTTCTTGAAAATTCTGTGTCATAGCAGATGCCCTAGCATCACATTCAGTTTTTCTTGAAGACTTGCTTCCGATGGATAGAAAAAACTCATTTAAGGGTATCCTTCTTCCATCTAAGGTCACAATATTAGCTATGCCCTGAACACTATGCGCAGCAAACCCGAGCAACGAATGAGCGCAGATAGCATCCGGCGCGTTAATATTTTCAAACATTTTGCACCCTGCTGCTCCGAGGACGTCGCCTAGCGCGTAGAAAGGATACGGTCTTGGTTCGTTTGCCTTTCGTAATAACGGAATCGGTTCTTCACTAGAAGAAGAAATAATGTTTATTTTGTAAATTGATAGGATCGTTGTTATAAATTCCTTGGACCCTAACGGAGGTAGGCATCGCTGGTTCCATATTTTGCATAACTCTATTGTGTCGTCTAAAGATAAATTTTTAGACAGGTATCCACCGCAAATAGAGGCTAATGCAGAATTACGGTTGCCTTTACAAACCCCAAATGCGGAGTTCACGACCGGTTTTATTAAGGATAAATCTATTCCGCCTTCTTTGACGGAAGAATCCGTGTGAGTCACTATCGGAAATTCCGACAACCCATCCCACCCATCCGGGAAAAATTCCCACCGGTATGGTTTTTTTGATATATAATGAAGTGACGGCGGTGCAACTGCTAACCCGCCGTCACCCTTTAAGTCAACGTCCTTGTAAAACCCGTTAACACTTTTTAACGCTGGGAACGGACCCCCCTGGGGATACTTATAATAAAAATGCTTCCCCCGGGTAGTTATGTTTACCACATTCGCGTGAGGATAGTTTTTCTCTATCCAAGCACATCCTTCTTGTGTGTCACCATCTAATACGACAACCCCTGATATTTTACCGGTTACTATAGATATGCTAACGTCCGTTTTATTTTCAAACCACTCGTGTAATTTTTTTTTTGTAGGAAATTGTTTTTGATATATTTTCCATGGAACCTCCGGTACCCTAGTTTTTGTATGAATAGGAATTACAGAAAAACCCTGCTCAAGATATTCAAGTGCGTAATCTAATATTGTTTTATCCGGAATGAGCATTTATTTTTTCTCTTTTTTTTAATCGTCTGTTTTATTGTACAACCGTTGTAGTTCTTCCTGAGCCAATTGGGGGAGTTCAGATGGATCATATAGCTTTTCATAGTCGTCGTATTCATTTTTATAATCGTCTGTTTTATTGTACAACCGTGATGGATGATCATATAGCTTTTCATAGTCGTCGTATTCATTTTTATAGTCTTCCAACCTCATTATGACCTCCTTTAAAATTTAAAACGGTATATCTGACTCCGATATTTTAGATTGCAGCTTTGACTCGATATTTCCAGTCATGTCACATGACTGGAAATATTTTATGACATTTTTATCGGGGTAATCAGTAGATATTTTAATGTACAGATACCCTTGGCAGACTTTCCCAATAAACGAATTTAAATCGTTCGGATAAAAAACCGAGTTATTGAAATTAACGGCGGAGCATAATGCTTTTAATTTTTGTAAACTATAATTAGTGGTTAATGACATATTCTCCCATACTTTAGTATTACTATTGTCCTCATCGACAATGGTGAACTCCCACTTAATATAATCTGCCCCGCTTTCCTTCGCCTGCAGTATATTCA